TTAACCAAGACTCTTTAAATAAACAAAGAATAAAAAAATTTGAAGAAGAACAAGCAAAAAAGAATTTAAGTAATGTTGAGGGAGCATCTTCTCTTGATAGCACAGAATTAGGAGATAAAACTGCTGGTATTGATCAGGATCCAATCGGTGCAGGCTCACAAAAGCAAGCAGAATTAGATGAAACAATGGCACTTGGAGCTATGTCTGATGCAGATATAGACTACACTGATGTTGGAGAGGCAGGTTCATTAGAGCCAGAGCCAGAAGAAAAAACAACATTAGCTAAAGAACAACAAGCATTACAAGATCTGTTTAAAGAAACTATGAAAGAAACCATGGGTATATACGGAGATGCTGAAAAAGATGCTAAAGTAAAAAGTATAGAAGAATATAAAGATGATTTTCAAAGAGCAACTGGCATAGATATATCAGGAGAACCTGATAATAAAAATGCTTTGATGGCTTTAGGCTTTAGACTCATGGCAAATAGAGCTGGTAAAGATTTTGATTTGTCAAATATTTTACAGGAAACTGGTAAAATAGGACTTGAGTCATTACCTGCTTTTGATAAAGCAAAAGACAAAGCAAAAGCTGGTCAATTAGCTTCTGGTAAATTTGCATTAGGACAGAAGATGGCTGACACAAAAGCATTAACAGCTCTTAATAAAGAAAAAAGATTAGCTCTGCTGGGTCTAGGAAAAGAATTTAGATCATTAGCTGAAAGTAGAAGAGCAGAAGCAGCTAAACACCTTAACTCTGTAGAATTAAAAGAACTAGAGTTTACTGCAAAAAGGTTAGAAGCATATCGTAAGGGACAAGCAAAGTTGTCCGAAATAACTAAAAATCAAGGTTTTGCACCTGTTGATGGACAACCTGGCTTAAAAATTCAAAAAGCTTTAAGAAAAGATTCAAGTGTAGGTAATCCTCTTGTTTATACACAAGCAGGTGATGATATTAGAAGGTTTAAAGATTCTTACGGAAACATAACAAGAGCAAGAAATACTTTATCTAGCATAGGTGGATTGATACAAGATTTAGGGTCAGAGACTGGATCTCCATTAGCTGATCAAGTTTTTGATAAAGTAAGAAATGTTGGAGCTGCTATTGGACTAGATCCTAAAAAATTGTTTGGTAAACTTGTAACAGTTGGCAAAGATGGTAAAGCAAAGCTTATAGAAGGCGTTGGTAGAACACAAATGATAGACGTTCTGAATAGAACTTTAATTAATGAATATAAAAAGTTTTTAACACAAGAAACTGGCAATGGTATATCAAACCAAGACGTACAAAGACTTGAAAAGGCTTTAGGTAAACTAGATTTGTTTACGAATCCACAACTAGCACTGCAAAGAGTAAATGAAATTGATCAGATATTTGCAAAAACTCAAGATCAAATAACAAATACACTTGTAGGATTTAAAGATAGAAATAGTTATTTAACTGACGATCAATTCAATAGAGCGCAACAAGAGCTTAAAGCAGGGACTGTTGAGCAGTTTGGTAATTCAGGACCTAAGTTCAATGTATCTACTGCTGATGATGGAACACTAACTTATACATTGGTTAAATAATGGCAACAGTAAAAATAAATTTACCAAATGAAAGTTTTAACTTCACCATAGAAGGTGATGAACCTACAGAACAAGAACGATCTGCCATTAATCAAATAGTACAACAGAAAATGGCTGAATCACAAAAATCTGAAGAAGAAGCATCTAAAACAACTGAACCTTCACCAGAACAGAACAAACAATTGTTCGATGTCGAGACAGGAATTAAGAACAATGCCTTGAGAGCTGCTCTTGGTGTAGCTGAGACAAAAGAAGAAGAAGAAGCTATACTCAGAAAGTTTGATTTATCTGATGATGATTTTACTAGAGATAATAGAGGTAGACTAGCTCTAACTCCAACAGGAGCCTCAAAGTTTGGTCAAGAGACAGATAAGAATGTTCTTGTAGATGAAGAAGGTTTTAGTCGTTATGACTTTTCTGATTTATCTGGTATAGCACCAGAACTCATAGCTGGTATTGGTGGAGCTATAGCTGGTCAAATACTAGTTCCAATACCTATTTTAGGAGCAGCTTTAGGTGCAGGTGTAGGAGCCGCCACAGGTCAAGGTATCGAAGAAGGTGTTGAAGCTTTAGCTGGTGTTTCCAAACAATCTGGATCAGAAATAGCGGCAGACTTAGGTAGAGAGTTTGCTTATGGTTTTGTTGGTGAAGGTGTGCTTGGTGGTGCATTTGCTGCTTTTAGAGCTTTACGAAGAGGAGTTACACCTGGTAAAGGACTTACTTCTAAGGAAGCAAGTACAGCAGGACAATCTATATCCGAGCCAATTGATGAAGCTGGTAATGCAATTAAACCAAAAGAATTTGCAAACCTTACTGCTGATGAACAGATTGCTGCTACAAGTCGTGTTGTCACTAAGGCAGATGGGACAGTTGTTCGTGGTGGATTTGGTGTAAGACCAACTTTATCAGCAATTAAAGCACCATCTCTTGTAGCTAGAATACAAGCTATTGGTGAAAAAATATTTAAAACATCAGATCGTTTAAAAAATAACAATGATCAAATTAAACAATTATTAGACTCATACAAACAAAAGTATGGAGTTACAGATGATGTCATTGATGCAGATGTAGGACAAATACTTAAAGATGGCATGGTAGAAAACAACACCAGACTTCTCAATGTAGAAGAGCAATTAACAAATTCTGTTGTCAAACATTTAGAAGATTCTGTTAATACTTTTAAACAAGCTGGAGTTAGAAACTCTAATGTAGAAGATGATTTATTTGAAATTATTAGAGACGCATCTATAAATTTTGACACGATGATTTCAGGTAAATTTCGTGCAGTTGACAAAGTATTGAGAAACTCAAGTCTGGGTGGTGATGCTGTTATTACTACATCAAGATTTAAAGATGATATAGCCAGACTAAAAAAAGATTTTGCACCTGCAATAGCTGGTGGCACAGATGATGGTAAGGCAATAGGTCAAATTATAAGTGCTTTTGAAAGTGTAGGAGGTTCTACATTTACAAAACCTGCTTCATTTAATCAACTCTACAATCTTCGAAAAGCAGTAAGTGACATAAGGATGAAATTACCTGCTAATGCAAAAACAGTTCGTGGAGAACTTGTAACAAAAGATGGTGATGGATTGCTTGATAAAATAGATGGTATTTTCAAGGAAATAGGTGACGAAAATAGCACTATATTTAGAGAGATGACACAAAGGTCAGCAAATTCTCCTGCTGAAATGAAAAAATTTATTAACGCTGGTAAAGCAATAAAAAAAGCACAAACTCAATTTTTCTTAGGCAAAAAGATTATAGAAGATTTAAATGCTTCTAAAACTATTAAAAATTTAGAAAAATACAAATCACAACCTGGTGATATAGTTGATGATGTTCCACAAAATATAGATATATATCAAAATATTGTTAAGAACGACAATCCCAACTTTATACAACAGGCTAGAAAATTTATTACAGAATATGGTGGTCGAGTTGAGGGTGGCAGAGTAATTGAAGGCACTGGCGCACAATTGGCTGACGAATTTGTTGCACGAGCCGCTAACCATACTTTGGAATCTGCTTTAGAAAAATCAGGAATACGAAATTTTACAAATATTAAAAACTTTAATTCTGAAAAATTTTCACAATCAATTAAAGGTCTAGGAACGACTGCAAAGGAATTGTTCGGAGAACAAACAGATCAAATACTAAAATTAGCAGATGAGATAGGATCTGTTAAGATTACAGGATTAGAATCAAATCAGGTTCTTAGACAATTTAGAAATATCAAAGGTGACACACGATCTAATGCCTTACTTGTTAGAAAGTTAGAAGCATTATCAAACACACAAAAAAGATTAGCCGCTAACCAAAAGAACGTAATACTTAGAAAATTAGCAGATGACACAGGTGACTTAGATCCAGTTGAAGCGGCTCGTTTCCTTGTACAAAAGACTACGAAAAACTCACAGATAAAACCAATTATGCAGTATTTCGAAAAACAAGGTCAAGGTGGTGAGCAGGCTATTAACAAAATTAGAAGTTACTATATCAATAGTATGATAGATGACTTTGGTGAGTCTATTATGACTGATGGTAAATCCTTAAATGCCTTTGCTGACAGACTATTATCAGCCTCAAAAGATAATAAGTTGGTAACAGTATTCGGCAAGCAAGTCGGTAACAATATGAAAAACTTTGGTAAAATACTAAAATTTAATGCAAGGACTGCTGAAGGTGGTGATCTTGTTGCCGCTAATATAGCTGCTTCACCATTTCAAAATGTAGGAAAGCTTGTTAAGTTTAGTATTTTAGGCAACAGACTTTTATCTAATGGCTATTATGACGATATACTTAAACAATACAATGGTGTTGTTCGTAACGTAGATTTAAGCACAAGAGAACGAGCAAAATTAACAGGATCTATTATAGGTAAAGGTTTAACCATAGGCACAGGACAGACAATACAAACTGCTGTTGATGAAGCAGAGAGTCAAACAAAATCATTTCTTGAGAGTCAAGGTCTAAATGTAGAGCTTCCTGACATAAAAGCTGAAGATTTAAAAAGAACTAATTTATCTACATTTTTATCACCGACTAGACCTAATGTGCCGTTGAATCAATTAAAAATACCAGAGCCAGTTTCGGGTTCCACATTAGGAGGTATAGATATAACTAATCCAGCCAATGCTTTTTCATTAGGACTAAATCCTACAGATATGGCAATAGCACAGAGAGCAAGAGGTAGACAGTGAACATAGAAGAGCTAAGAGAAACCCTTAAAATAGATGAGGGGAACGTCAAATCTATATACCTCGATCATTTGTCACTGAAGACCACGGGGATCGGACATTTGATCAACGAGTGGGATGAAGAGTATGATAAGCCAGTTGGCACACCAGTATCAGAAGAAAGAATCAATGAATTATTTGATAAAGATGTCCAGATAACGATAGATGAATGCGAACAATTATTCGGTAACTTCCAAGATCTGCCAGAAGAAGTTAAACAAATTTGTGCCAATATGATGTTTAATATGGGCAGAACTCGTTTAAGTAAATTTTCAAAGTTTAGAGAAGCTCTAAACAAAAAAGACTGGAAAGAATGTGCCATTCAAATGGAAGATTCGAGATGGCACAAGCAAGTAACTAATCGCGCAAATAGGTTAATCTCTCGTATGAAGGCTATTGATAGCACCTAATCCAAGACTAGTAACCTTAGTTTTATATTTACTATATTCTTCTTTATCAAACTCTTGATCAATCATAAGACTTAATTGTTGCCTAATGTTTCTTCTTTGCTGCTCACATATTTTAACCAGTTTATCATAACTCTTACGATCTAAACCAACAGACTTGTATTTTGAAATATCTGTCATTATACTACCTCCATGACCCATACATACCCATTTATACCCAAAAAAAGTAGAACAAGCAACAATAAGTATTTTGCAAAAAAAACTATTGCTATGGGTTTAAAGTTTGACTCTAGGTGGGAAGCAGAGAGATGGGGACAACTTAGAGCTATGGAAAGAGCTGGTGTTGTTGACCAATTAGATAGACAAATTAAATACGAATTAAATGTAAATGGTCAAAAGATATGTAATTATATTGCTGACTTTACATATTTATTAGTAGATGAAAATGGCGAATCTAAATTTATTGTTGAAGATGCTAAAGGCGTTCTCACGCCTGAGTTTAAGTTAAAGAAAAAACTTATGCTTGCCATACATAACATAGATATATTGTTAACTTTTAAAAAAAAATGATAGTTTAGGTATTGACATTGATGTAATGATGTCTATATTAACCCTTGCAAGTAGAAATCAAAACGAAAGTGAGGTTAGTATGGAACAGAATTTCTATGATATGAGTGATCACGAACTTTTACAGGTAAAGTTGTCTATAAAACGTGATATTGATCGCCACAAGAAGAGAATGGAAGAGCTTAACGGCTATCTTAATGAAAGATACTTTGGTATTGCTCGTGAAGATTTGCAGAGACAAGGCAAAGATTTCGGTACAACTACAGTATTTTCTGATCAGGAAGATAAAGTTAAGGTTTCCATTGCTAAAAAAGTAACATGGGATCAGCAAGCACTTCGTGATGCGTTCGATAGTATGAACTCTGATGATGCTAGACACTATGCAAAAGTCACATACTCTGTTGACGAGAGGAAGTATACAAATGCTCCTCCAGCTATAGTAGAAAAGCTTCAACCAGCTAGGACTGTCGAGCAAGGTACGATTAATGTTGATCTTGTACAAACAGAGGAGGCTTAATTGGCTTTAGAAATAATCACTGCCGAACAACGTATGGCAGAAAAACGAGGTCATAAGATGGTCATCTGTGGTCAAAGTGGTGTGGGCAAGACAACTCTTGCCCGAACCCTTGATCCTGATAAGACTTTATTTATTGATCTTGAGGCAGGTGACACTGCAATTAAGGATTTTCCTATCGATGTAATTCGTCCAAAGACATGGCAAGAGTGTCGTGATTTTGTGTGTTACATCGGTGGTGTAAATCCATCTCTCTCAAGAGAGCCATATGATGTCATTCATTATGAAAGAGTAATGCAGGAATTTGGAGACAAACTTGTGCGAATGAATAAGTACGATACTATTTTCGTTGATAGTATTACTGTCGCAGGTCGTTTGTGCTTTCAATACTGTATGTCTCATCCCGATAATATTACAGAAAGATCAGGTAAAGTTGATACTCGTTCTGCCTATGGTATGCACGGAAGAGAAATGATGGCATGGCTAACTCATTTACAACATATTAGAGATAAGAATGTCATATTAGTCGGCATACTTGACTCCAAGGTAGATGACTATGGTCGAACCAACTACGAGTTACAAATTGAAGGAGCTAAGACTGCACGAGAACTACCAGGCATCGTTGATGAAGTTATCACAATGACAGTCATGGGTGGAACAGAAGGAGTGCAACCATATAGAGCTTTTGTTTGTCAAACTCTAAACGAATGGGGTTACCCAGCTAAAGACAGATCTGGAAAACT